AGTTACCAGAAAGATGTAAATCAATTAATAACAATCTACATAAGATTAGGAGTGGAGTATGAATTTTAATGCGTTATGCTGTTTTTAGGAGAATACCTGTAAGGAAAACAACTTACCAAAATGATGGTGGTGGTTTCCATATAGAAATGTACACAAATTACGATGAAGCAAAAGAAACAAAAGGAAAGATAAGAAAGATACCCGAAGAACTATATAGTGATGTTCAAGGGATTATTAATATGTTTAATTAACGTGAGGAAATTATATTATGATGATTTTAAATTATGGTTCACGAAAAGAACTCAAAGAAAACATCGGCAAACCTTTAAACTACCAAGAGACTTGTACCCGTTTCGGATTTCCAGCGGAGTATAGGTCTACTGGTAGTTTTGCTGGGTCTAACAGACCACAGATGATAGGTGAAGGTGATATTGACGATGAAGGATTTCACTCATTGATAAAACGTAGAGGTGGTGTTGGCAAGAAAGGTCGTGAGTTCTTTGCCACTGTTGTAATGGAAAATGATTTAATCAAAGAGGTATCTTAAATGAAACTATTATTAATAATAACGTTTTTATTATTTGGTCTTAATGTACATGCGACAGAAGGTGAAGATCAAGTAGAGTGCCTTGCGAAAAACATATACCATGAAGCACGTGGTGAATCTACTGCTGGAATGTTTGCAGTTGGTTTTGTAACATTGAATCGTGTTATGGATAGTCGTTATCCAAATACTATTTGTGGTGTTGTAAAACAAAACAAACAGTTTAGTTGGTACAGTGATGGCTTGTCTGACAAACCAACTGAAAGACAAGCATGGAAAGATTCAATAAAGATTGCTCATATAATCTTATTCAGTAAAAAGAAGATATATGATTTTACCGAAGGGGCAACACACTATCATAGTACAAAGGTAAATCCTTTTTGGGTATCTGATGTAGAAAAGATAGTTCAGATTGAAAATCACATTTTTTATATATGGGAATCATAACATGATAGATTTATTTGACGGTGAGTTTAGATGGTTGTCTAATTTTCATGTTCACCATGAGATCGAATACAACCATCTACACGATGGAATGAAAGCAAACACAGTAGAGCACTTATATCAAGCATGTAAAGTCTTACATTATCACGATGTCAAGATTATACTTGATGCAGAGACTCCAGGCCAAGCAAAACGTTTAGGTAGTAAGTTTAAAATGATTCCTAATTGGGATGCTACAAAGGTTGTAGTAATGCGTGACTTGATTAAGTTAAAGTTTAAAACAAACACTATTCTTGCAGAGAAGTTGATCTGTACCGATGATCATTTTATTGTTGAAGGTAACAAGTGGGGTGATACTTTTTGGGGTGTGTGTGATGGTCGTGGGAGAAATGTTCTTGGTCAACTGATTATGGAACGCAGAGATTTTCTACAAAACAATACAATAATGAGGGAGTTATAATATGAAAAAATTATTTCAATTAAACACTAAACCACTTTCTTTCTTCCAAGATAAAATGGAGACAAAGAAAGAACGCAAAGAACTCAATGGTTCTGATGCGGATGGTAATGAGGTATTTGGTAAAGGGTATTATGTATCACGTGGGCCAGATCATTGGAGAGTTACTGCATGATAGCAAATACAAATATTAAACTAAGTGGTAACAACTATTTTGACAAACAATCATTTTCATACATGATAGAAAATGTTGTTTCCTCTGATCAGATAGGGTACATTTCAGCAATCTCTGAATACTGTGAACGTAATGGTATGGAAGTTGAAACTGCTGCAAAGTTATGTACTAACAACATAAAGGACAGGTTGAAGTTGGAAGCATCCGACATGAACCTACTCAAAGAAAAATTAACTAAACTTCCGGTGGACTAAACTATGGTAGCGTGTACATTAAGATATAAAAACATAACAGGAATGGGTGTAAGTCAGGACACAATCGAAAGGATGTTTGAAAGAATGTCTGATGAAGATTTTGGGGTGAACCTAGATCATCTTGAACTAGCAAAACGAATAGCAGCATTTAACTTACGACAAGGTGGACGAAAGAATCGTATCACTTCTAAGTATTGGAATGTTAATGGTAAGTGTGTCAACATTGAACTTGGTGCACCAGTGGTAGCAACACCTGTTCCAGAACAGGAAACAGATGGAGAATAATGTTTATCAGGGTATTGCTGCATACAGGATATATCTTGCTGTAAGAAGTCATTTCAATAGTAGTTATGATTATTTTAAATATGATGGTAAGTTAAAAGTGAAAGACGAGACATTCTTGAAAAGGAATGATCGTCTTTCATTTGCCATTTTAGAACGCAAGTATAAAAAGAATGACCTGATTGAAATGATGTTTGTCAATTTCCTGTATGATAAAAAGACTTGGGCAAAAACACTTGGTAGCAAGGAAGCAGAAAACAAATGGATGGAATGGAGAAAACAAATAGAGGCTGCATCACATACGTTTAAAGGACAATGTAATATCATAAATGATCATCTACATAAAAATGATATTCATTTCAACAAACTACTGAAAGTAGAGGACGGACATCCTGTACTGATTAATTTGTTTATAACAAATGAAGTTACTATATTTACCTTGATGTGTTTTGATAAGGTCTTTGGTATCTTTGATATATGGAAACGAGATTTGGGTAATGATATTATCTATGAGCAATACATAGCACCAATCGTTAAATGCAGACCACTTATAAATAGAATAGATAAAACAAAACTCAAAACCATAATGAGAGAAATCTTTAAATGAGAACATTCAAGGAACACAAAGAACTATTAGAATCCGCATCAGTTGGTGCAGACTATGAACCAGCAATTGTAATAGGTTATTACAAGGCATCTGGACGTAAAGTACCAACACCGGATAAAATGGAAATACGACCACAGGACGTTAAGAAGATATTGAATAGTCCTGTACTTACAAAGGCGGGTGTGCAGATTGCAAAGAAGTTGATCTCATCAAAAGTACCTAAAGGTAAAGAAGGTAGACAACTTGGTTCGTCAAGTGAATCCATTACACCGTTTTGGAAAAAGTATGGTGGTTCTAACACTACACCAAAGACAGATTTAGTACTTGGTACACATCGTATATCTTTAAAGATTGGGCCAGCACAGTTGATGTCTGGAAGTGCGGGTGAATCAAAAGCAACATTTCAAGCAGCACTACAAGACCCGAAAGTTAAAACAATTTCTCGTACCAAAGAAGGTAAGACTGTTATGGAAGGTTTTGAGAAGTTTGTGTTAAAAGGTTTCACTCCAACTGGTTCGGTGCAAGATGTTCTAAAGGGTAAGGTAAAGGATGCAAAAGGTAAGGTAGTTAAAGATGCGTTACTTGAACGTGGCAACAAACATCATAAGAAGTTTATGAAAGATGTTGAAGCATTGTTTGAACGTTCAGAAGATTTTAAGATTGCATTTGTACGTGAAGCAATGACGGGTGAATATAAGTTTGGTAAAAAATCAGATGCGTATGCTCAATGGTTTTTGGTTGGTAATAAAACAGGTACAAACATTTCTTACCACTCTGCAAACAACAAAGCATATCTTAAAAAGATTGCAGACATTGCAAAGGTTGATGTTCGTTTCAAATCAAACAGTCAATCCGTTAAGGGCGTAAAGACGGGTGCATATCGTTACTACTCTGTGTTAGGTTTAGGTGTAACTAAACTTGATGTTATGAAAGAGGAATACATGGCAGAACATAGAATGTTATTCGAATCAGAATTAACAGAAGGAATGTTAAAAGACATTTGGAACAAGTTTAAAAACTGGTTCATGGGTTATATCTCAAAGGTTAAGGCATGGGTTGAACAATCAGTCCAAAACTTAATTGAGTTCTTTCAAGTAGACCCCATTATAAATGTAAACAATACAATAGATTTTGCGGTTTAAGCTCCTATACATATAGGAGTTGACATCATCTTAAAATTATGTTAAGATGATGGGGTAGTTTAAATTATATTATGAGTTGTTTGTGAGTCATTATGAGTTCTTTGTGGATAAGATGCTATATAAAATAAAACACTAGACATACTAGACGAAAACAAACGAGGTAATACACTCATGTCAAATTCATTTTCTCAAATGAAAAAAAATAGTTCTTCACTTTCAGAAAAGATCGAGAAGAAATTAGAAAACCAAAACTCAAATCAATCATACGGTGATGATCGTTATTGGAAACCAACACGTGATAAAGCAGGTAATGCTTATTCTGTTATTCGTTTCCTACCAGCACCAGAAGGTGAGGAAGATGCATTTCAAACATATTGGGATCACGGTTTCCAAGGCCCTACTGGTCTATGGTATATTGAGAACTCTTTAACAACCATCGGTAAGGATGATCCTGTTTCTGAATTCAACTCTAAGTTGTGGGCAGAAGGTAAGGATGATAACTCACCACAACGTGCACAAGCACGTAAACAAAAACGTAGATTGCATTATGTATCAAACATACTTGTTATCGAAGACCCTGACCATCCAGAAAATGAAGGTAAGGTATTTTTGTTTAAGTATGGTAAACAGATCATGGACAAGATCGAAGCAGCACTTAAACCACAATTGTCAGAAGCAGAAAAGAAAAGCAAGAAGGCAAGAGATTCGATTAAGGCATTTAATCCTTTCGACCTGTGGGAAGGTGCAGATTTTGTATTGAAGATGAAGATGGCTGATAACTTTCCAACATACATTGATTCACATTTTGATTCAGTATCTGCGGTATCTGGTACAGAAGAAGAACTGGAAGCAATGTGGAAACAGGAATATTCATTAAATGAAGTTGTTGATCCAAAGAGTTTCAAACCATACACAGAGTTGAAAGCAAAACTTAATCGTGTGCTAGGAATTGATGGTGGTGAAGTTGTGGAAGCACCTTCTATTTCTGAAACAGTTGATTCAGTTGATGATTCAAGTGAGGATGAAACTCCAGCATGGAGCGAATCTGATACATCAGAATCAGGACTTGATAATTCTGCAACAGAATCAGAACTTGATACGGATGATTTCTTTGACACCTTAGACAAGGATTAAAATCCTGTACACTGATTTGGTCTGGATATTATTAATATCCGGGCCATTTTAGTGTACAAATAGGTCTGAAATGCCATGAAAACAAGCAAAATCAGTTAAGTGCTTGATATATAAGGGAATTAAAATTAACCAGTGGAATCAATGACTTAGCAGATTGTCTCTGTAAGTTGCTGATTCCATTGGTTTTTGTGTTTCTTGTTATATCCTATATCTGAACTATACTTAGCGTATACAATGAAAAATTGAGGTGGTCACTTTTTGACCACCTTATTTGAGAGGAATTATATAATGAAATTAGATGTACTTGAAATATTGGGAACGATTGCAATAATCGTATCAATGTTTTTATTATCAGAAAAAATAATGGTTGCGGGTTTTATTGTCGGAATCATTGGAAACATACTTTGGATATTATGGGGTATGGGAAAAGTACAAGGTGCTTTCTTTGTATTACAGATTAGTGTATTAGTTATAAACTTGAGAGGTTTAATATTATGAGTAAAAATCATTTTATGAAAGGTAGTAGAGATTTTCACCGTTCAGGTAAATCTTATACCGAAGGTCGAATGATTCCAAGAACAGCATTGAATTTTATTCAATATGTTATGGATATGAATGAATTAGAATTTAAAAGACGCAAAAAGAAACTTGCGAAACGTGGCAAAAATGCACACCGTCGTTCTAATACAGATTATAGATGTATGGCAAATGGTTCTTATTGGCAAGAAGAATTTGCAAGAAAAAATTCACACCATGAAAAGAATTTTAATTGAGAGGAATTATATTATGAGTAAAGTAAAAAATCCAAATGGTTATGTAGTATTTGAAGGTGTGTCATTGTTAGATGGTGCACCTATTGTTGTTATTGCAGTTGGTTTTAATACTGCATCAACAAATCTTAAAACTGGTGTAATGATCCAGACTTATATTTTACGTTCTGATCTTAAACCAAATGATGCTGTTAAATCAGGTGAAGATTATTCTGTTTGTGGTGATTGTCCTCATAGACCTGTGAATAATGGTTCATGTTATGTTCGTGTCTTTCAAGGCCCTCGTTCAGTTTACGAGTCATATAAAAAAGGTAACTATCCTAAAGTAGAGTTTAATGAACTACCTGATTTATTTGCAGGTCATAAAGTTCGTTTAGGTTCTTATGGTGATCCTGCTGTTGTTCCTTATGCTTACTTACAAGCAATGATTGTAAAAGCAGTAACCCATACTGGTTACACCCATCAATGGGAACGTAAGGATTTTGATGCACGCGTTGCTGGTGTATGTATGGCATCTGTTGATAGTGCAGACCAATATGGGAAAGCACAAAAGTTACAGTACAGAACTTTTCGTGTTCGTTCTGATAAGGAAGAATTGCTTCCTAATGAAGTTGTGTGTCCAGCAAGTGAAGAAGCTGGCAAGAAGATTGACTGTGCAACTTGTGGTGCATGTAAAGGTGCTGATGGTCAACGCAAAGGTTCTATTGCTATCATTGCACATGGTGGAGCAAAGGGTCGTTTCTTTGCTGCACGTGATGGCATCACTGAACGTGCAGAACGTGCGTTTGATAAATCGTTTAAGAAACTGAATAAGAAGATTGAACGTAAAGTTACTAAATCATTAGTGGGAGTGAATGTATAATGACCAGAGATAAATTAATGAAAATATTTCACGACATATATAGTGATGATGATGTGCATGTAGAAATACATTCACGTGGTGAACTTAACAATCGAGGAGATTGGACTTATGGAATTAAATGAAACAACTTTAAATCGAGTACGTTCACACTTCAACAGTGATCGTCCTGTTGCAATACTAACTGCGTTTCGTGGTTCGTTTACTTATAATGATAACGTAAAACGTAACAAGCAATTAGCAGCAGAATTAAAACGCAATGGTTATGGTTATGTATTTGTCGATGGTCATTGGGTTGAAAAGAATGGTGGCAACATTGATGATTCAAAAGAAGATTCAATACTTGCTATTGGTAATGAAAACGATAGTGGCAAGTTAAAGAAACTTGTTATTGATCAAATGAAAAAGTATGATCAGGATGCTGTATTGTTCAAGGACACTAACAGCAAAGACATCGTGTTATTGTTTCAGGATGGTAACGTTGAGAAGTTAGGTAAGTTCTCTCCTGATAAAGTAGCACAGGCATACACAAAGTTACGTGGCCGTGGTGGTCGTTCATTTGTCTTTGAAGAATTGCGTGAAGATAGAACTTGGTTGGAACGTTTGTCAAAACAGATAGGATAATAAATGCAAATATTAAGAGAGATAACTAAAGACTTTGATGCAAATATATGTCACGATTATATTGTTGACGGTTTTAAATGTGTTGCATATCGTAAGCATGGTCGTAAACGTTGGAAAACGTTTAGCAAACCTTTGATGTTTAGTAAGACACGAAGAAAGTTTAAAACTCTTAGAGAGGCAATACCATCTTCTCTTAAAAAGATTGCAGTTAAACCAGAAGGTAAAAAAGTTGTTGGCAGTAAAGGTGATGTTTACTATGTCAATGATGGGAAGTGTACTTGCAAAGGTTTTATGTTTCGTGGCAAGTGTAAACATATTTAATAAGAGGAATTATATAATGAGTGATGATAACATAGTACAGTTTCCAACAGATAGAAAAGAACCTGAATATCAGATAACACCAAAGGGCGCATTGTTTAGTAAGTTACAACAATTAAATTCTGAAATAACTTTTGAACAATCAGAAGAACTATGGAAAGACATAACAGAGTTTGTTAGAGACAGAGCAATTTCTGAGGGGTTTCAGGATGGTATACCTTGCCTTGTACTTGATGAATACGGCACGTGCATGAACCTAACAAAAAAACAATAAGGGGATATTAATTTGGCTAAGAGATTATCATTGCAAGAAAAACTTGCAATAAGAAAAGCAAAGGTTGAAAATCGTAAGAGACAAATTGAAGATGCTGTTATTGAAGCAATGGAACTTAACGCACCAACTCCAATTGAGATCGTGGAGTTTGTTACTGCAAAGTGTGGACACTATCACGAACGATCAATGATCAGAATGATATATCGTATATACGGAATTAAAAAGGATGTATCTGTTGACGATGCACAATGGATTTTATTGTAAATCAATGGTTTAGAAACGGTGATTTTAGGGATTAATGGACTAATCCTTACAAATCAATGACTTATGTATTAAATAAAAAGTATAATTAAATCAATGGGTTGTACGATTGTTGCTACAACCCATTGATTTAATTATATAAAGTGTCCATATACAATCCCTGTATATGTACTATACTTAGCGTATACAATGAAAATTTAGCAGATATTGTCTTATTACGAATAAGAATCATTATCATTTAACTTGAAAGGAAATTATATTATGAAACGCATTTATTTAGAACTTGTAGAAAAAAAATTAGTTGCTCGAAATCTTAATGATAAGAATGATGTATTTGTTTGTAACTTCTTAACTGAAATAATGGAATTTGTAAAAGGTGTTGAGTATGTTTTATATTCTGATAACATTCTTGCTATTATGAAAATGAAACGAAAGTTTACTACTGTTGAACAGTGTGTTGTTAAACGTATTGATTTGTTTAATGAGTTACTTGACAATCAATCTTTCAAATGGAAACGTGTTGCTGTTAAGGAGAATGTGTAATGAATTACAATTTAACAATTGAAGATGGTGATACTTGTATTAATGTTAATACTACTGATGTGGCAATGTTGAAATCAGTAATAGCATTTTGTTCAGAACAAATTGACAAAGAATTGAAACTTAAAGTCTGCTTTAAAAGAGGCAAAGGACAAAGTTGAAGCATGGACTAAATGGTAAAATGTGTTATTCGTGTTACATTAAACATATTTAATGTACTCTGAATAACACATTATGCCAAAGTCCATTAAACATATTTGAGGATATATAATGAAATTTAAATTAGAATTTGATATGGACAATGCAGCATTTGAAGATTTTAAGAATGGTGAAGTTAAAAACATTCTTGAAAGTACAAAAGAAAAAGTTGATGCTGGTTGGACAATGGGTGCTGTTGTTGACAGCAATGGTAATACAGTTGGACAATGGAGTATGATATGAAAGTAGTATCAATACTGATAATGTGTTTTATGTTGTCAGGTTGTTTTGCAACTGCAACAAGTAAAGAATCACAAGACGCTTATGTGTTTACTGGTATCAATGCGATTGCCGACACAATGAATCAAAGTACAGTATTTGGTATGTCACGTGTGTTCTTTTTAGTTAATTCGATTTGGAGTAATAGTCAATGAAAATATTTTTAACTTTGTTGGCAGTTTTGTTATTAACTGGTTGTGCTGATAGTGTAACCTTTGAACAAGCAATAGTATTACAAGAATCTGGTGCGGTGTCTGGTGGGTTTTGGTGGGGATTGTGGAATGGTCTAACAGTTGGTTGTGCATTTATTGGTTCGTTGTTTAGTGATGAAATTGCACTATATGATATTTACAATAACGGTGGATGGTATGATTTTGGTTTTTGGGTAGGGTGTGTTTTGTTACTTGGAAGCTGTAGGTAGTAGTAGAACAAAATAATTTTTATGAGTAGGCCGGAA